GGCAGTATGTGACCACTGGCAAGGTTCCGGCATGGTTGTATTTCGTGAAATTTGAAGGAATGACTGAGGAAGAAGCGAAAGCAATGGTCAAAGAAGCCGAGCCAAAGGAACCAACACTATTCGGAGAGGAGTAAAAAGATGGCAGACAAGCCGGTAACAAGGGAAGAAAAATACCTCGCATATCTGACAGGCGAAATTCCAAAGCCAATTACAAGAGAGTTTTAGTGAATTAAGTAAAAAAAGCGGAGAGGATTAAAACTCCTCTCCACTTTGCAATAACATTATTAACAGCCAGAATCTTCTCGCTTGGATACAGCAAATGTCCTTACTGTATTTACGCCAGGGACATTGCCATCATCAATGCACTTAGCCATGTGAAGCATAGATATAATTTGTGATGAAGACGGATGTTCTTTACCACAGTTTGGGCAAATTACCTTTTCCGTGTTAATTTGCTCGTTTACGTAATAGTTGCAATTACAAGTGCAATAAATTTTCAGTTTTAAAAACATTTTGCGACACCTCCTTAATAGGTTGATTGTAGCATATTTTTAAAACATGTACCACAACATTTATCGAAAGAGGTGATATATTATACTTAGTCCTGAATATTTACGACAAATTACAGAGGGCAGTGAACAAATTGCTGAAGAATTGCACCAGTATATCATCTCTGAGATCGTATCACGGATGATGGCAAGAATCGGCAGGGGCGAGGACTATATTCTGACCAATGCTGATGCGTGGAGAATCAGAACGTTACAGGAATCCGGTGAACTGTTAGAAGACATTCTGGCAGAACTATCCAGATACACCAAACGTGAGCAACAGGAGCTTCTTGAAGCGTTTGAAGATGCCGGAATCACTGCAATGGAGTATGATGATAAGGTATATAAGGAGGCAGGATTAAGTCCTGTGCCGCTTGAACAGTCACCAACAATGATAAGACTCATGGAACGAAATATGCTTGCGACCATGGGCGAGTGGAAGAACTTCACACGGACAACCGCAAGTGCCGCTCAGAGGCTATATATCGAACAATGCGACCTTGCATATAACCATGTGATGACTGGTGCAGTTGGGTATACGCAAGCCATTAAAGAGGCAGTTAACAACGTTGTGAGTGATGGTGTTACCTTCACATATCCATCTGGTAGAAAAGACACGATTGAAACAGCGGTTGCACGTTCTGTCAGAACTGGTGTGGCACAGGCTACGGGGGATATATCCCTGAAGCGCATGGAAGAAATGGACTGGGATTTAGTTCTGGTTAGTGCTCACATTGGAGCCAGAACGGGTGACGGCGGTCAGAATCCGGGAAACCACTCATGGTGGCAAGGAAAGATATACTCTCGTTCTGGCAAGAGTAAGAAATTTCCGCCATTCTCATTGACCGGATACGGGACAGCAAGCGGACTGTCAGGGGTCAACTGTCGGCATAGCTTCGGAGCCAGTGACGGAGAATTTAACCCTTATGCAGAACTATCGACACAGGATAAAGCTGACAAAGGTAAACAGTACGAAAAGGAACAGCGACAGCGTACTTATGAGCGGAGAATCCGCAAAACGAAGAGAGAGGTTCTTGGGCTGCAGGCAGGAGTCGACAATGCACCGAATGAAAAGGCAAAATTCGCATTACAGCAAGACCTTGACCGGAAGTCTTATCTTTTACAGAAACAAAATGCTGCATATAAAGATTATTGCAAACGGAATGGCCTGAGGGAACTACAAGACCGACTTATGATCGCTAAGTGGAACCGCCAGAACGCCGCTAAAGCCAGAGGAGCGGCAAGACGATATAAGACAGCAAAGGGGATTGACTGATGGATAGATGGGAATATTTCAATCCGAATCCTGTTAAGGATAAGAGAACAGGAGATTGCGTTGTCCGGGCAATATGCAAAGCAACCGGGTTCGACTGGGAAACGGTATTCACCGGATTAATGATACAGGCGTGCACTCTGTCAGATATGCCAAGTGCAAATTATGTCTGGGGAGCGTACCTCTATAAGCGTGGATACAGACGCAAACTGATTGAACAATCAGAACGATATATCTATACAGTCAACGACTTTTGTGCAGATCATCCGACCGGCACGTACATTCTCTGCATAGATGGCCATGTTGTGACGGCACAAGACGGCAAATATTTCGATACATGGGATAGCGGTAATGAAATCCCGGTATATTACTGGGAAAAAGGAGTAGCTAAATGAGCATACAGGAATTTATTCAATTTTTTCTTTCAATTTGTGGAGGGGTATCAATTATTGGAGGGGCAGCAGCTGTTATTTTTAAATGGATTGCTCCGGCATTTCGGCTTAATAAGAGAGTGGAAATTCTGGAAGACCACGATAAAAGAGATTTTGAAACGTTAAAAAGAATAGCTGAGAGAGATTCCCTTATTTTGGAAGTCTTGTCAACCATGTTGGACAGCCAGATTAGCGGCGACAATGTAGAGGAATTAAAAAAAACAAAACAGAAGCTTACAAATTATCTTGCACAGAATCAGCGTTAATTGCATTAATAAGAGGTATGCTCATGAAATTATATGTGTTCACAAAGAAAGATATAGACAGATTCTTAGTAGAGTGTAATTTCACGCCGGACGAAGAAAGATTGTTTCGGTTGAGATGTAAAGAATACACGCTTGAATACTGCGCTGAACAGATGAACGTGAGCATATCTACGGCGAAACGATTAAGCCGCCGAGTAAACAATAAAATAATCAAAGTGTGCTGATACTTTTTGGATACTAATTAGAGCCAGAAACGACCTGTTTCCGGTTCTTTTTTTATGTAAAAATATAATCAGAAAGGCGGTGTATAAGATGGCATTATATAACAATCCTTATCAATATAGTTTTGGCGTTCCTGGGCAGATGAACCAGTTCCAGCAACAGCCTGTCCAGATTCCAGCTCAACCAGTACAGCAACCACAGCAGAATAATAGCGGTATCCTGTGGGTATCCGGCGAAGTCGGCGCAAAATCCTATCTGGTAGCACCCGGGACAAGTGTTTTACTAATGGATTCAGAATCAGAGAAATTTTATATAAAATCCACAGATGTTTCCGGCATGCCACAGCCACTGCGAACGTTTGAATACCACGAGGTTGGCTCTCAGATGCCGCCTAAACAGCCAGTTCAGAGCATGGACAGTAAGTACGTCACCAGACAGGAATATGACGATTTAAAGGGCAAATACGAAGCTATTATAAACCGACTAAATTCATTTTCTGAACCTGTTAGGGCTAATACCGTACAGGAATCAGCGACCAAGGGAGGAAATGCAGATGAGTAATCCATTATTTAACGCGCTTGGTGGTGGAATGCCACAGGGAAATGGGCCAATGCAGATGATGCAGCAGTTTATGCAGTTTAAACAGAATTACAAAGGAAACCCAAAAGAAGAAGTCCAGAAAATGTTGCAGTCTGGAAAGATTTCTCAACAGCAGCTTAACCAAGTTCAGCAGATGGCAGGGCAGTTTCAGAATCTGCTGAAAGGAATGAAATAGTACATTACAATCTGGCCAGATTGATGTAAATACACAAAAAGGAGATTATATTATGGATGGAAATTATAGCTTAGCAGATATTGCCGCTGCTACTGGAAATGGTAGAAATAATGACGGCATGTTTGGTGGAGATGGTAGCTGGTGGATTATTGTTTTATTCATTTTTGCTTTCTTCGGATGGGGAAACAATGGCTGGGGCAATAATGGAAACGGCGGCGGATATGCAGCCACGGCAGCTACTCAGGCAGACATTCAGAGAGGATTCGACAATTCCGCTGTGATCAGCAAGCTTGACGGAATCAATAGCGGCCTGTGTGATGGCTTCTATGCCATGAATAACGGTATGCTTACCGGATTTAACGGAATCAACACAAACATCATGCAGACCGGCTTTGGAATCCAGCAGGCAATCAATGCCGATACTGTAGCCAATATGCAGAATACAAACGCATTGCAGGCGCAGCTTGCAAACTGCTGTTGTGAAACCAGGGAAGCGATTCAGGGCGTAAACTACAATATGGCGCAGAACACCTGTGCATTGCAGAACACCATGAACAACAGCACCAGAGATATTCTGGACAATCAGAACAGCAACACCCGTGCCATTCTTGATTATCTTTGCCAGAAAGAGACAGCAGACCTTAGAGCAGAGAATCAGGCACTTAAACTGGCGGCTTCTCAGTCCGCACAGAATGCTTACATTGCGGCAAATCAGGAAGCACAGACAGCGGAACTGATTCGTAGGATAAATCCTATGCCTGTGCCATCCTACGTAGTCCCAGCGCCATATCCATATTCTGGATGCGGATGCAACACCGGATGTAATTGCTGATAACTTCATATCGAGAGTATCTTTCGATTGATTCGGATGTCGGCTTATGCCGTTTTACACAGAGGGGCAGGCTGAGACCTGTCCTTTTTGTTATATGAAAGGAGTATTTTTATGGCAGAATTTACAAATGTGGCTGCTCAGACTGTAGCAGCAAAAGGAAATGTAGTATTTTCAAACACAGCAGTTAAGGGCTCTAACTGTATTCAACACAGAGAGGGAAGCGGAATCATTACCCTGAGAGGATTAACTAACCAGTGCAAAGCTAGATTTTTCGTAGACTTCTCCGGCAATATTGCAATTCCAACAGGCGGTACTGTCGAGGCTATTTCTCTGGCCATTGCAATCTCTGGCGAACCAGTTCTTTCTTCTCAGATGATTTCTACACCGGCAGCAGTAGACCAGTATAATAATGTGTCCTCTGGCATCTATATTGACGTACCTCGTGGCTGTTGCGTTAATATCGCAATAGAGAACACTAGCGATCAGGCAATTTCTGTTGCGAACGCAAACGTTGTCGTGACTAGAGAAGCTTAGGAGGTGCAGTTATGAGAGATATTAAAGATTTATGCGCAAGAATAGAAGACGAACTGTCAAAAATCGCTGACAATGGTTTGACCACTGGAAACCTGGATATGGCATATAAGTTGATTGATATGTACAAAGATATCAAGAACACTCAGTATTGGGACAAAAAGGTGGAATACTACAACACTGTCCTTGATGAGATGAAAAACGGATACGGTGATCAGTATAGCGAACGAGGTCGCAAACATGACAGCATGGGGAGATACAGCCGCAGTGATGGAAGAATGATGTACCCGGATTATGATCGTGGCAGCTCTTACGGTGATGAAAGTCGTGACTACGGAACCGGAAGAGGGTACTATAGTCGCTCCGATGGACGAGATGCTTATAGCGACTATATGACACAAAAACAAAGTTATCGCTCTGGAAAGTCAGAGGAATGCAAGAGGAAAATGCTTTCCGCACTAGAAAAACACCTAAACGAACTCGCAACAGAATTGAGCGATATGTCCAAAGACGCAGAGTGCCGGGAAGAACGTGATCTTGTTAAAAGATACGTTGAAAAACTGAGAAGTATGCTTTGACTCTTGTAAATGTGGGGACAACTTTTTTTTCAGAATGTGATACTATAATCTTGCAAGGCATGGTGAACCTTGTAGGGCTTGCTGATTAGAAGTTTTTGCTTTCTTTTTCGTTTCATGTCCTCCTTTCTTTTGTGAATATGTCCTTAATAGAAACAGATTCGAGCGGAATCTGGAGGTTGAAAAGCGGATGCAATTTCCGACATATTCATTAGTCAGTTTGACTGGTTGGTAACACCTCCTTATAAATGAATCAACATTTCCGTGAAAATCGGATAGTGGCAGGCATAACACGATAAATACCTTGCTAACCCGGGAATCCGGGTTAATGGAATGTAGCTCAGTGGTAGAGCAGTAGCCTTATAAGCTATGTGCCGCAGGTTCGATTCCTGCCATTCCGATTATAGGTTTATCCTTATCCTGTGGACTGGAATTTAATCCAAATAGTCCCGAAAAGGTGTCTTCTGGGAAAGTGGCAACTATTGGCAGTGTTGCGGCGGTCTGTAAAACCGTTCCCTCGTGGTAAACATTATAGGTTCAATTCCTATCTTTCCCATTACCTTGCCAGTGGTCTAACTGGCTTAATCCATTTACCTGCGGCGGCAGGTCAATAAACACGACCAGGAGGATGTATATGCAGAAACTTATTGACACATTAAAATCATTTGGAATTGAGATCTCGGAGGATAAACAGGCAGATGTGAAAAAGGCACTCTCTGAGCATTATAAGAATGCTAAGGAAGTTGCAAAAACTCTGTCGAAAGTTGAGAGCGAACGTGATGACTGGAAAGAACGTGCTGAGACAGCAGAAAAAACCTTAAAAGGTTTTGACGGTATCGACCCGGCGAACATTCAGACAGAGCTTGCTGAATGGAAGAAGAAAGCCGAGGATGCAGAAAAGGAATTCAATGCGAAGATCTATGACCGCGATTTTTCAGACGCACTTAAAACAGCACTTGATGATGTTAAATTTTCCAGTGAGGCTGCAAAGAAGTCTGTTATGGCAGACATTAAAGAAGCCGGATTGAAGCTGAAAAACGGTAAAATCCTTGGGCTGAATGACTTGATCGAGCAAATGAAACAGACTGACGCATCCACTTTTGTAGACGAATCTCAGCAACAGGCTCAGCAGAACCAGGCAAGGTTTACTACTCATGTTGGACAGCAGCGGACACCGGGGAACATGACAAAGAAAGATATTGAAGCAATCAAAGACCCGTCCGAGAGACAGGCTGCAATTGCTCAGAATATCCAGTTATTCCAGTGATTTTTTTACACCGACTATGCATCAGAGCGTAGCCGCTAACCCAATACCTTAACAATTATGGGTAGAAAGGATTTTTTTATATGGCAGCAAAAGCTAATCTTATTATGACTAATGATATTCAGGTAAAGGCACGTGAGATTGACTTTGTTACCAGATTCGAAAGAAACTGGGAACACTTACGTGAAATCCTTGGTATCATGCGTCCAATCAAAAAGACACCCGGAGCGGTTCTTAAATCAAAATATGCAGAAGGTACATTACAGAATGGAAATATTGATGAGGGTGAGGAAATCCCTTACAGCAAATTCGTTATAAAAGAAAAGCCCTATGCAGAAATGACTATTGAGAAGTACGCAAAGGCTGTATCTATCGAAGCAATCAAGGATCACGGTTATGAGAACGCAGTTCAGATGACCGATGATGAATTCCTTTTCCAGCTTCAGACCAATGTTACTGAAAGATTTTACAACTATTTGAAAACAGGTACTCTCTCATTTACAGAAACTACTTTCCAGATGGCTCTGGCAATGGCTAAGGGTCGTGTAGAAAACAAATTTAAGCAGATGCACAGAAATGTGACTGGCGTTGTTGGATTTGTCAACATTCTGGATGTGTACGAATATATCGGCGCAGCTGATATCACTATTCAGAACCAGTTCGGTTTCCAGTATATGAAAGACTTCCTGGGATTCAACACAATCTTCCTGTTATCTGACAGTGAGATCCCGAGAGGAACAGTTATTGCTACACCTGTTGAGAACATCGTTCTTTACTACGTGGATCCGAACGAATCTGATTTCGCAAGAGCAGGTCTTGTTTACACTGTATCCGGCGAAACAAACCTGATCGGATTCCACACACAGGGCAATTACCACACAGCAGTGTCTGAATCATTCGCAATCATGGGACTTACCCTCTTTGCAGAATATATTGACGCTGTTGCTGTCGGAACTATCAACACAACTCAGACACTTGGAACTCTCACTGTAAACTCCGCAGCAGGAAGTAAAAGCGGAGATACAAAAGTGACTGTCACTCCGACAAAAGCAAGCGCAGGAAATGTGTACAAGTACAAAGTCGCATCTTCTGAGACTACCGTAAACTATGGACAGAACGTGAAGAACTGGAGCGCATGGGATGGAGAATCCGACATTACAGCAACAACAGGACAGGTAATCACAGTGGTTGAGTGCGACAGTACCTATAAAGCACTGAGCGCCGGACATGCGACTGTAACAGCAAAATGATGATCGTGAGAGGTAACTGGCATGGCTTATGCAGATTATGATTTTTATACAGAGTCGTATTTCGGCTCAGTCGTGCCAGAAAACGACTTTGATAGACTTGCTGGAAGGGCAAGCGATTTTGTAGATACACTGACATTCGACAGGCTTTTAGGAGGACTTCCGACTAATGAACGCGCTAAAAAACGTATTAGAAAGGCGGTCTGTTCATTGGCTGAATTAATGTATCAGATTGAGCTTGCTGAAAAGAATGCTACCAATGCCGCCGCTAGTGGAGCATCAACCACAATCGGGTCCGGTGGTAGCACTACAGGCGTTGTAACATCTGTATCCTCTGGAAGTGAATCCATTTCCTACGCCACGCCTCAGCAGATTGGAGCAAGTGCAAAGGAATGGAGTGCGGTGTATGCCGCCGCCGGAGATGTACAGAAAACGAATGACTTGCTCTTAAAGACAGCATTACCGCTTCTGATGGGAGTAAGGACGGATGATGGAATACCAGTATTATATGCAGGAGTGTAAAAATGGAATTAAAAGAACTCACCAGCAAAGTAATAGAACTGTTGAATATTGAAAGTCCAGAACAGATTCCGGATTCTTTGATGGAAATTGTGCTGAATGGAAAAACAGAATATTTTGACAGATTTTGCAATCTGGTTGAGGACTTATCCATTGACTGGTTACAGAAGATTTTCCAGTATTATCTTGCTGATAGAAAAGTAAAGATGCAGGACTACACGCCTGTTTCATTGGCAAGATTTGTTGGAAAACTGGTGCAGACAGAAAACGAACAGTCTGTATATGATTTATGTGCTGGAAGCGGTGCATTGACTATTCAGAAGTGGAACCTGAATAACAAATTGAAATTCGTATGCTATGAGTACGACAAAACGGTTATCCCAATTCTACTTTTTAATCTGGCAGTAAGAAATATTGACGCAGTCGTTGTAAATGGCGATGCATTGCAGGATGAAGTTTTCACAACTTATCTTGTAAAGAAAGGCGATAAATATTCTTCTGTAAAAAAGACAGAAAATTTTAAATCAGAAAAAACAGATAGTTGCATTTCAAATCCGCCTTATAACATGAAGTGGAAGATACCGCCATTTGCACAGTTACAACCTCGCTTTAATGACTGCGAGTTACCACCAGAAAGTAATGCAAATTACGCTTTTGTTCTGACTGCATTGGATAACTGCAATGAAAAGGTTTCAATGATTCTTCCATGTGGAATATTGTCTTCCGAAGTGGTGAGTGAAAAACGGATAAGGCAATATCTTGTTAAAAAGAACCTTATAGAATCAGTTATCTTATGCCCCGATAAAATGTTTGAAGCTACATCAATACCAACTTGCCTTTTAACTCTGAATAAGAAAAAAGAGACAACACATATTACTTTTTTAGATATGCGCAAAACTTGCGTTGTAGAACAAAGAGAACAAAATGGACAGTTTGGCGGAGCGAGTCACGAAAATAGAACGTACAAAAAAACTGTTAATGTGTTTTCTAATGAGCAGATGGAAAGTGCTATTGATTCTATTATTAACCAGAAAAATATTCCAGAATTTTCAAAAAGTGTATCTGTTCAAACAATTTCTGAAAATGATTACTGTCTTGTACCATCGAGATACATTGAATTTCAAGAAAAGGATTTTGCTCATAGAGATTATGGAGAAATCATTGATGACTTAAACAGAGTTATTAATGAGAAAAATGGTATTAAACTGACAATGAATGAAACACTTGCAAAATCAATCGGATTATATGACATATTCCAGATGTTCAAGCAGTCGGAAGAAACAGCGGATTCCATGAATCAAATGCTTACTTTTACTGGAAAGAAAATCGAAAAAGAAAATTTTATTTCCATGACGAAAAAAGCAGGAGAAATGAAATTTGAAAACGGAAGCAAAAACAATATATCAACTATACTGCTCTCGATTTTACAGATGTGGAAACAACACATAATGTATCTAAACAATGAAGAAAACAGGTACTTGATAGAATTAAGAGACGCACTTTTACCAGATTTAATGTCTGGAAAAATTGATTTGGGAGGTGATAAATAATGGACATTTCAACACTTGGCTCATGTATTGCAATCGTTATGATCTGCTACATCGTAGGAATGGGCTGTAAAGCATCAAAAAGAATCTCTGATGAATGGATTCCAGTGATCATGGCGGTTATTGGTGGAATTCTTGGAGCGGTCGGAATGGGAGTTATCCCAGATTTCCCGGCATCGGACTATATCACGGCAGTTGCAGTTGGTATGTTTAACGGATTGTCGGCAACTGGTGTGAATCAGGTTATTAAGCAGACAGTGCAGAAAGAATAATTAAGGAGAGGGTATCATGTACGAAAAAACGGTGACGATTTTTAATTATTACGAATCAGCCACGACAGGAGATGCGTACTGGTATCCTCATGTTTTATCCGGCGTTGACCTCATTACGGATAAGGGAGCGATACTCAAAAAGTACGGACCAGATGTAACTGACAACGCACAGTTACACGTTCGATACACTGTCCAGAACGGCGATGCAACCATTACTGATAAAGACGGTAAGATTCTCCCATATGTGCCTCCTAAAGAGTGGAAACAGCAGATTAACAACGCTTTGGAAGATACTATCACATTCTCAGACGAATCGTTCTTCTGGGAGGGTGAGTGGACTGGCGGAACGGTATCTGATGGTGATTATCGGAGCGGATTCTATCAGTACATGAACGAGAATAAGGATAACGTATTCAAGATTACCAGTGTAGGCGGTCCGTATACGCTGATTCCGCATTTTGAGATTCTGGGTAAGTAATATGAGTAAGATTCATCATTTTAAAGGATTCTCTGTAGTTGACGGAGATATGAAAATCAAGCTGAATATGGACAGGTTCTCCAGACAGTATCAAGAAGCTCAGTATCTCCTTGATGGAATGGTTATGGACAGCATGGTGCCATTTATGCCGATGATTACAGGTGACTTTATCAACCGAACAAGAGTTGAAAGTACATCCTTGCAAGGAACTGGGAAAGTATGTGCGGCGGCGGCTCCTTATGGACGTTTCCTGTACGAGGGAAAAGGAATGGTTGATGAAGCAACTGGAAGTCCCTACGCAAGACGTGGGGCAAAAAAAGTTCTTGTTAGCCAGTTCTCTGGTCGGACGGCCGCAAAAGAGAATCTTGAATACACCAAACAAGCTCACCCACAGGCACAGGCAAAGTGGTTTGATGCCGCTAAACGGCAATACGGTAGCACATGGATTCGCAAAGTAAAAGCACAGGCAGGAGGTGGCAGACATGGCGGATAAACCTATTGGTAAAGACGCGACCGGATATGAGATTCTGACAGATGCCATGAAAGCACTTCTGAACCAGTATCCGGGACTGTATGAAAATGAAACAATCAAATTCGAAGAGTTAGGAAAGGAATCAGGAATTGCGTTCTCAGCAGATAACGGCGCCTTGATCTATTCAGAAAAAGAAGATGTCTGTGGAGTGATGCACCAGGTATGCCAGTATCCTTTTTATGTGGTATACCGCACGGCATCCGACAAAGAACGGCAGAAGTTATCTGTTCAGAAGTTTCTGGACAATCTCGGTAAATGGATATGTCGGGAACCAGTTATTATAAACGGCTCTGAGACACGTTTAAATGCGTTTCCAGAGCTTTCACAGGGACGAGTGATAAAACGTATCACCCGTGATAACTCTTATGGTTTAGAACCACAGGAGAGTGGTGTACAGGACTGGTTATTGCCATTATCGGTACGCTATGAAAATACTTATGAAGTAATATAACAAGCAACAACCGGCTATCAATTAGAGATAGTCGCTAACCTACACAGCCTTTTAAAAGTTATAGGCAGAAAGGACATTTCTATGGCAGTTACAGGAAAAATTGACCGTAAATATATGGCTCATTACATTGATGCAGGTTCTCTCTGCGGGGGACTGACACCGAAATATGAGCGTCTTGGAAAGGATCTGGAAGAGTACAATGTAGAACTCAACCCGGATACCGAAACTTCTAAAAACATTCTCGGAGAATCCACATTTAAGCATAACGGCTACGAAGTCTCTTCTGATGCTGATCCGTTCTATGCAGACACTACTTCTGATCTGTTCACAGCATTGCAGAAGATCGTAGACAACAGATACAAAGACGACAACCTCAAGACAAAAGCAGTTGAAGTTCATCTCTGGATAGCAGCTACAGCAGGTAAGTATGAAGCATACCAGCAGGACTGCTACGTTGTACCGACTTCCTATGGCGGTGATACATCCGGCTATCAGATTCCATTTACCGTTAATTATACTGGCGAACGTGTAAAAGGAAAGTTTGATGTTTCCACCGGAACATTTACAGCTGACAGCGAATAAGTACATATACAAGGAGGACACGCCAAATGGCAAAAATAATTAACACCAAAATTGATGATGGAATTCTCATTTTTACATTCACAAATAACAAAGACGAAGTTTTTTCTTCTTTCAAACTGAATCCGACCGATATCAATGTAGCAGCACGTGCAGAGGAGCTGACAGAATATTTTGAACAATTCAAAGATTCTATTCAGAAAGTTACTTCCGGAAAAGAAATGGCAGAGTTAAATAAACAGCTCGAAGATAAGATCAACTATCTGCTTGGCTACGAAGCATCAAAAGACCTGTTTAAAGAACCAATTACCGCAACAACTGTATTCGGTAATGGCCAGGTATTTGCTTATATCGTTCTGGACAAGATCGCAGAAGCAATCGCACCGGAAATTGAAAAGAGAAAAAAGAAAATGCAGGCAGCAGTTAACAAGTATACGGAGAAATATGAAAAATGACCGCCTATGAGCTTCCCACCTCACTGAACATAAGTGGGGTGGATTTTTCTATCAGAACGGATTTTCGAGCAATCATTGATATTCTCATTGCGCAGAATGATCCAGAGTTAGACGAACAGGCAAAAGCAGTTGTTATGTTGCAGATTCTGTTCGAGGATTGGCAAAACATACCATCAGAACATCTTACAGAAGCTTGTCAGAAAGCTTGCGAGTTTATTGACTGTGGACAATCCGATACTGATCCGAACAAGCCAAAACCACGTTTAATGGACTGGAAGCAGGACGGAGACATGGTTGTACCAGCGGTAAACAAGGTTGCCGGTAAAGAAATCAGATCCGTTCCATACATGCACTGGTGGACGTTCTTCGGATATTTCATGGAGTCTGGCGAGTGCCTGTTCAACACGGTTGTTGGAATCCGGTCAAAAAAGGCAAAGGGCGAAAAACTCGATAAATGGGAAAAGAAATTCTATCAGGAAAACAAGAATATTATTGACATAAAAACACGTCTCAGCGATGAAGAGCAAGCGTACAAGGATGCGCTGAATGAGATGTTGAACCTCAAATAGTTAGGAGGTGGACACATGGCTGCTGATGGCTCAATTATCATTGATACCAAAATAGATACTGACGGAATATCATCTGGTGTCAAAGAAGTACAAGCGGCATTTAAAGATTTAGCAAACTCGGTCAAGGAAATAAATGCAAATATTAATAGCATATTTCACGATGGATTTGAAAAACTTGAAGATTCGTTTCAATCTTTACAGCAAAAATCAGAAAAAGTCGAAAACTCTATGGACAAAATGGGGAATTCGGCAAAAAAAACAGGCACCACGGTTTCTAACTCATTTAATAAAATGGACATTTCCGGTGCAAGTCGAAAAGTAAATCTTTTAGGGCGTCAGTTTGAAGGATTAGGAACGATAGTAAAGCGAATCGGCTTTCTGGTTGGCTCTGCTTTTGCTGTTGGCAAGCTAATTCAATTTGGTAAAGAATCTATAAAGCTTGGTTCCGACCTCACAGAAGTTCAGAATGTGGTCGATGTTACATTTACCACCATGTCGGATAAAGTCAATGAATTTGCAAAGAATGCCATGACTTCTGCTGGCCTATCTGAAACTATGGCAAAACAGTATGTCGGAACGTTCGGAGCAATGTCTAAGTCGTTCGGATTCTCAGAAGCACAGGCTTACGACATGTCAACAGCTCTGACGCAGCTGACTGGTGATGTAGCATCATTCTATAACATCAGCCAGGACTTGGCTTATATTAAGCTGAAATCAGTGTTTACGGGCGAAACGGAAACACTCAAGGACCTCGGCGTGGTAATGACCCAGTCAGCCCTCGACCAGTACGCACTGGCTAATGGATACGGAAAAACCACGTCTGAAATGACAGAGCAAGAGAAAGTGGCTCTCCGTCTGGCTTTTGTACAGAAACAGTTATCAGCTGCATCTGGAGATTTCATCCGTACTTCTGACAGCTGGGCGAACCAGGTACGAGTGATGCAGTTACAGTTACAATCTCTCAAGGAAACAGTAGGACAGGGATTAATTAATATTTTCACACCTGTATTGAAAGTAATCAACATTCTACTTGGTAAGCTGGCAACACTGGCAAATGCATTCAAAAGTTTCACAGAATTGATTACTGGCAAGAAATCATCAGGTCAGACAAGTGGAAGTGGTGCAGGTCTTGCCGGAACAGACGCAATCGCAGATACAGCAGATCAGTATGGACAGGCAGCAGATAATGCGGAAAAACTGGCAGATGCCACAAACGATAATGCTAAGGCAACGAAAAAGGCAAATAAAGAAACAAAAAATTATCTTTCTTCATTGGACGAAATACACAAAGCCACATCTACAGGTAGTGACTCATCATCCACGCCATCTTCATCTGGTGGAAGTGGTAGAGCGTCTGGAGGATTATCTGGTGTAGTAAGCAATGTGGATTACGGAAAACTTGCAGAAGGCGAAACAACTATTGAAAAAATGTCCAAGCCTCTTGATGCCATAATAAAGAAGTTTAAAAAATTAGCCAAATTGCTATCAAAAGGATTCTGGGATGGATTGGGCGATTATGAGCCAATTTTTGATGATATTAAGAAAAATATTAACTCTATCGGGAAATCTTTGCAGAATATATTTACTGATCCAGAAGTAATTGGAGCGGCAAGTGATTTTTTAGATACATTTGCCTATTCCATTGGAAAAGTATCTGGATCTTTTTCAAGGATTGGAATAACAATTGCTCAAAATCTTATTGGAGGAATAGAAAAATTTCTAAAGCAAAACACCAGTAGAATAAAAACATATTTAATTGATATGTTTGATATTGGATCTGAGGCCGCTCAAATTGAAGGGAATTTTTCATCCACTCTGGCAGAGGTATTTTCTGTATTTGGTGGAGAAGTTGCGCAGCAGATAACAGCCAATATCATAGGGATATTCTCAAATATCTCAATGACTGCTATGGGATTATGTGCAAGACTTGGAAGAGATATGCTGAATATGATTGCACAGCCGTTCATTGATAATAAGGATATATTAAAAAGTGCAGTCGAAGGAACACTTGGGGTTATCGAAACAATAACCGATGGATTATCGACAGTTATTCAAAATCTTTCCGATTTAGTGACCGCATTATACGATGAGCATTTAAAACCTTTTTTTGATTCAATAGCTAATGGACTTTCAACCATTTTTGGAACTTTAATAGATGGATATAACACATATATTCTTCCAGTTCTGCAAGGTTTAGCTTCTAAGATAAAAGAGCTTATGGATGGGGAATTGGGAGAAATGTTTGTAAAAGTCCAAACTTTTCTCGGCAAATTAATAGATATCTTAAAAGAGCTTTGGGAAAATATTTTAGTTCCAATAATTAGCTGGATTGTATCAAATGCAATTCCAGTAATAGCAGACGTTGCAAATGTAATTGGCGACACTGTTATAGAGGCAATAAAATCCGTTATTAAAATTATTGGAGATGTATTAGATGTCCTGAGCGGAGTTATTGATTTTCTGAAAGGAGTTTTTACAGGCGATTGGGAACTAGCATGGAACGGAATCAAAGAAACTGCAAGAGGTACATGGAACCTTATAAAAGATATTATATCTGGATCCTGGGAAGCTATTAATGGAATAGTAAAAACCGCATTAACAATAATAAAAAGTATCATTTCTCTTTCTTGGAACGCAATAAAAACAGTTACTGTTACAGTATGGAATGTTATAAAAACATGGCTGTCTAATACATGGGAAGCAATAAAAACTACAGTTTCGACAGTATTTGACGGAATAAAGTCTAAAATTACAAGAATTTGGGATTCCGTGTCAGAAAAAACGTCATCTATATGGGGAAAAATAAAAACGTTTGTTGACGGAAAAGTAAGTGCTATTCATGATGCAATCGTGGATAAATTTACAAGTGCCAGAGATACGGTCAGAAGGGCGTTTGAGGGTATACGTGATACCATCAAAGATATATTAAACAAGGTGATCGGAATTGCAAACAGCGCTATTGGAACTGTAAACAGTGCAATTGGCGGCATTGAATCAGCATTTACATTTGGACCGTGGAAGGTTCCAACTCCGTTTGGCTCAAGGACAATTGGATTTACAGCTAATTTCCCAAGAGTTCCTACGATTCCATATCTTGCAAAAGGTGCCGTTATTCCGCCTAGATCAGAGTTCCTTGCAGTGCTTGGAGATCAGAAGAATGGTCGCAACCTGGAAGCCCCAGAAGGCGTTATCCGAGAAATTATTGATGATGCATTTGCAAGACATCAGCAGGGTGGAAGCGGTAACTTCCGATTTACCGCGCAGTTGAACCGCAGAACGATATTTGATGAGATGATTGACGAAGCAAAGTTAAGGCGTGATGCAAGCGGCGCAAATCCGTTTGAATTGGCATAGGGGGTGAGAATGTGGCATTTTCAATAAGTAAATCAATAACTGATAGATACAAGATAAATGGGCTTCTCATCCCTCAGCCAGATGAGGATATGCAGTGTAATTTTGAAACCACCTATTCAGAAGGAAGCAACCGAACTCAAAAAGGAGTTGCATTGATAACTCCACTTTTTACAGTAATCCAATACAGTTATAAGGCAACTAATGTGCCGGTTGACGAGAAATCAACTAATCTGGTAAATGCGATTATAAAAGGAAAACCATTTATTTTGCATCACTGGTTAGCACACAAAAATGAATGGCGTTCAGAAAAGTTTTACGTGGGAAAAATGAATTACAACATAAAACAAGTTGGGGAATACTATTCCGAAATATCATTTAATATGCAGGGGGTGAATCCACTTGATTAATGTATCAAACACTTTTAAAGAAAAATTGCAGGACGGTGAGCAAGTAATTGAAATCGCGGAGATCACCTTTGCTGACGGAACGACAAAGACACTTGAAAACGAGATTATGATCGGAAACAATGACTTTTCCGACTGCGCGGAGAGTAGCAGTTTTCCAGTCGGCGCTACAGTATGCAAAACGATGAAGCTTGAATTGGATAATACAGAGGATCAGTGGAAAGATTATAATTTCTATCAGGCAAAGGTTCATACCTATTTGAAGCTCCAGACTTCCGTAGCGGAACCAGCCAGTGAATCAATTTGGATGAATGATTTTTATGAGCCAATTCTCGATACTGATGGAAACAGCATAGTCCTTTCCAGAGCCGCCTCAGAAGACCGATACGAGACGATTGACAAGGGCGTCTATACAATTACCACGCCAGAGCAATACGGTGAAATATTGAGCTTTACGGCGATGGATGACATGTATAAAACCAATGCTAAATATTATAGTGCTCTGACGCTTCCACAGCCGATTATGGCGCTGGTAAGAGACGCTTGCGAGAGTTTGAATATCCCTATGGGGTTTTCCTCTATGGCACATGGAAATGTAATTGTTACAGCGCTCCCAGATAATATGACATTCCGCCAATTGATCGGTTGGGCGGCAATGTTGGAGACAGCAAACGCCAGGATTGACAATAGAGGGTATTTGCAATTTATTAAGTGGAATTTTGGAGCTGTCGAAAACGGCTCCTTGGTTCCACTTAAATTAGAGGATTACGTGAATAGCCCAACTCTTTCCAGTGATGATATTGTAATTACTGGTATCAGAGTAAAAAACAAAGAATCGGAATCCCTGTTTGGAACTGCTGGATATGTGTTGGAGTTAGAAAACAATCTTCTGTCTGACAGTGACCTCGGAACTGTGGCGGCATGGATTGGAGGTAATTTGGTCGGAGCTAAATTCCGAAATCTGCAAGGGGATTTGCTTTATAATCCTCTGTTAGAATTTGGTGATATGGCACGCAGTTTTGATCGAAACGGCAATGGATATCTTACACCAATCACTGATGTATCATCTCCGTTAAATGGCATTACCACTGTAAAAACGCAGGCAGATGATCCCATCCGAAATAGCAGCACATATATGTCGGAAGCTACAAAAGCACTAGTAGAAGCTAGACAACTTGTTAAGGATGAACGCACAGAGCGCGAAAAAGCCGTTGAAAGGCTAGCAAATACGCTTAAGGAGTCTGGCGGGCTTTATATGACAGAAGATCCACAGGACGACGGTAGTGTAATCTATTATATGCACAATAAGCCGACTCTGGAAGAATCAGATATTGTATGGAAACTCACGGCGGAAGCCATTGGAATTTCTACAGATGGTGGAAAAACCTATCCTTATGGATTTACTGTTACAGGAGAAATGATTACAAGACTGCTATACGCCGAGGGAATCAATGCAAGCTACATCAATGCCGGCGCGCTGATCGTGCGTGACACAAACGGAAAAATTATCTTTTCAGCCGATATTGATAATAACCAGATTGTAATTGACGGCGCATCCGTGCGAATCGGTGCATCACCTTTGGACGGACTGTTAAACAGTATGCAAGGTCAGATTGACGGAAATATCAATACCTGGACCGGGACTCCTGCGCCTACACTTAGCAATTACCCGGCAAACGAGTGGCTAACTGATACAGAAATGAGTAAGCATGTAGGTGATCTGTATTATGATGGAGACAGCCATGCTTACAGATTCCGCAATGATGGAAAAGGGTATTACTGGGAAAGATTAAAAGATACGGACGTAACAAAAGCATTACAGGATTCCGAGGATGCTTTAGCGGCAGCCAAACAGGCGCAGGAAGCGGCAGCTCTTGCAAAGAATATGACATTGCAGCTGAGCAACGAATACCAAGGCGTTTCTGTTGATTCTGATGGAAATTATGGAACGTTTCCTAGTAACGTGAGTACACAGGCGGTCGTAATGTACGGAACACAGGATATTACATCTGATTGTAAGTTTACAATTATCAAATCAGATAGCGTAACAGGAATCTGGAACAATTCAGCAAAGACATATACGGTAACGGGGCTGTCAGCCGATGATGGTTGGGTAGATGTTAGGGCAACTTATCTTAGTGCTTTGACGGTGACCAAAAGATTTTCCATTTCAAAAATTTATGCGGGAAACGATGGAAAGAACGGTCTTCCGGGAGAACCTGGACGAGATGGAAAAACAAGTTACACCCATATTGCTTATGCCAATAGCGCAGATGGTAAAACCGATTTTTCGGTGTCTGATAGTAACCGGGAATATATCGGTATATATGTTGATTTTGAACTACAAGATAGCACTAACCCGGATGATTATGCATGGACGCTTGTAAAAGGTGCAGATGGGGCAAATGGATCTCCAGGAAAACCTGGAACAGACGGAAGAACACCATATTTCCATGTAGCTTACGCAAACAGCGCGGATGGTAAGATGGGCTTTGATGTATCTGATAGCACTGGAAAAGAATACATCGGGCAGTATACAGATTATACGGAAGCCGATAGCACTAACCCCGGTGCCTATTCATGGACAAAGATTAAGGGAGAACAAGGAGTTCCGGGTAGAACATATTTTCTTGAAAGCCCATCATATGTTATTAAGCAACGCGCGAATGGCAGTGTAGCCCCGAGCTATATTACTTTGAGTGCTTGGTATCGCGATGGAAACGCGGAAACACGAACAGCATATAAAGGACGTTTTAAAATCGAAGAATCCGTAGATGGGGAAAATTGGAAAACGGTATATTCTTCTGCGAAAGACGAAACAAGCGTTTCACATAATTTATATACGGTATTATCAACTAAAGCGGGAGGAATTATAACAACGGCTTCTGGAAGGTCAATTGGAATTCCAAGAGATGTAAGTGCCATAAAATGTACCTTATACGCGGCGGGTGGATTTTCACAACCATTAGATTCCCAAAGTATGGCGGTTGTAATTGATGTAGATGCACTTACACATGAAGAAATATTTAACCTCTTAACCAATAATGGCGCAATTAAAGGAATTTATAAAGAGGGAAATCAGCTATATATTTTGTTCACTTACGCCAAGGGCGGCACATTAAAGCTCGGCGGTCCAAATAATGGATATGGCACTTTTGAGGTGTATGATGCTAGCGGAAATGTTATTTGCAAAATAAACAATACAGATGGATTCAAAAATATAAAAGGGAATGAGTGGGCGCAAATAAAAGAATCTATATTTAGTGCTGGATATGGCAGCATAACAGATGGACTTCTTGACTTATCAGCACAATATGAAAACAAGAGAAATGTTGTTCTCCAATCTGTAACTGGTGATTTGATATTTAAGGTAGCTCAAAATTTAATGATAGAAGGAATGAAAGCACTTACTGCTGGAAATCCGATGGTTTTTAGTCCAACATATCTTTATGTTGGATATTCCTCATCATCCTCCATGCACTACAAAGTGCTTGGGAAATCCATCAAAGAAGACGAGCTGGAAGACCTATACAGAATCAAAGTAATCTGGGCGAAATACAAAGACGGATATTTATTTGAGCAAGATGAACGATACGGTAAAGAAATGCCGATGTTTATAGCCGAGGACATTGACCGAAGATTTCCATTAGCTGTTGACCATAATGAAAAAGGTAAAGCTGAAAACTGGAATTACCGCATTATGATCCCATGCATGTTTGCCATGCTGAAAAACGACCATGAGAAAATCCTGGCTCTCCAAGCGGACAACCAGGAACTGCATTCAAAACTGGATGCTTTGTCAACAGAAGTACAGGAATTAAAAGAACTTATCAACAATATTTCACGAAAGGATTGATAAAAAATGTCTGAATCTATACCAAGTACACTAATATCAGCTCTCCCAGCAGCTACCAAAGTATCTGATACGGATATTGTGGTATTGGAGAACGGCTCTACAACCCAGAAGATTACTATAGCGCAGTTGAAAGAGGCGCTAGGGATTAATGCACTAAACACGAATTTTAAATTCTACAGTTCCTTATCTCAAATTGGATTAACAACAGCTGCAACATGGGATCAGATACTTATTAAATTAACTGATGGTACTGGAATAAAATTTGCTGCATGGAAATCAGACTATCCTAATTTATCAAATCCATGCACAGGTAGTAGGCAATTAATAACTGTTTGCAGATCATATTCAGGTTATTCTACTATAGAAGTGTGGGATATTAATAATAACGTTCGCCACTTTACAGCGCATAATGGAGATAACTATAGACCTTGGAAATCATACTAAAACCACGTTACACTCTATGTTTTTAATGCTGTTGACAATCAGCTGCATTTACGTTTCTTTGTATATAATCTACAAGTATCAACAAATGTTGCCCAATCACTACTGTATTGCCATCTAACTGTATATGTTCAAGATGAAATTGCAAATTCTGGAAAGCTTAATTGAGCATAATAAGCAATACTTGGACATCTTGTTGAATTGGACTATATACTTTTATTTTCCCAGTAGTATTTGTGTCTCTTGCAATAACGCAACCAGCTATATATTAAAACAAACCTATAATTAAAGGAGGGCAACAACATGCCGAAATGGACTGAATACACATCAAAAAATACGTTAGCGGATAATGACGAAGTAATGTTGTATGACGCAACTGCGAGAGCGAATAAACGTGGACTAATGAGCAAGTTTTGGGATTATGTAGTTGATAAAATGGCAACGGCTGTTATCTCGAAATTGGAGACTAATAACAAGACAATCATCGGGGCAATAAATGCACTCTATAGTGATCTTGGAAGCCATAATACTTTTTACAAAAATCTTGGGGACGATAATAATCCACTCAATTCATATGATTTAACATTAAAAGGTGGAGCAAAATCCGATAACGAAATATCATACTTAATATTTATCGGAGATCGTGGATACAGTACGTTTATCAAAACGCCTTCCTTGTATATCGCTAGTGGAGGCGTAACTTATGCAAGTGTACAAAGACTTATACTTGGAAGTAACAGCTCTATTGAAGCTTCAATTACAAAAGGAAATCCTTTTACAGTTAGTTTTACAGGATTTGCACCAAAATCCAGCTTACTGATTTGCATACCTCTTGTAAGAGCTTAGGAGTAATTAACTGTACATATTAATAATTATGCCTGTATGACATAATTTCCTGTGATATAAGCTCTTGAAAGATTCGCAGGCTTATATAATTGCATTGTTTGTCCGTTGGGATATAACCATAGGGAGCCAACAGTATCAAAGGGACCTGCACCACTTTTTACATCTACAACTGCATAAGAATAATTAGGGTTAAAATCTTTAAAATCTTTTGTTATTTCAATTCGTTCCGTATTAAGTGGTAAGTTTTCAAATGCGCCGTATACACCTACCGTATTTACAGTCCTTTTTAGGTAAAGATATCCGTATTCGGTTTGTATTGTGGAAATCTTTGTTTTTGAGTCACTATAGAGTTTATTGGAGAAACAAGAAAATAATAACAAAACACTACCAAACATAAAATGAATATGATATAATCAGTATATCAAAATCAGAACAATAAAAAGGGAGCTGAGTTCCCGACTACCAATCAAAAAACTCAGCTCCAAGCACCACAAAGGGTACAGCTATATTATATAAAAATGTGGGGCTGAAATTCACAATTGCTCGCTGTATCATGTACTTATCAACATGAAAGGAATGATATAATGAGCAAATTACAGGAATTTTTAAGCCTTGGTTATTATTACGCATCCAACGGCGGGTACCTTGAAAAGAAAAGTAATGCCTATCTGGATGATTTTAAAAAGAATGCAGGATACAACAATTACACCAAATTCGCAAGAGATGTAAATAGCTGGGGACAGCCAGGATGCCAGGGGCAGCCGTGGTGTGCAGAGTATCAGTTCTGGAAGCTGGCAAAAGTTCTTGGAATCACAAATGCGCTCAAAATTATGGGCGGTGGTTTTTACAATTGTGTATCAATCACTAACTGGTCTAAGAAAAAAGGTACTTGGTACAATACTCCAAAGGTAGGTGCGCTTGTAATCTTCCGAAATGGCTCCCATGTTGGAAGTGTGCAGAGTTTTGATAGCTCGAGAATCTATACAAATGAAGGAAATACTTCTAGTGCAGCTGGAGTAGTAGCAAATGGCGGTGCAGTCCGAAATAAGTCCTATTTAATCAGTGATTCTTCCATTGATGGATATGTTTGGATTGACTGGGGGTCTTACGAAGAGACAGCCACATGGAAAAAGACAGGAACCAGAGTAGCAACAGTAAATGATTTGTATGTCCGCGAGGCACCGAATGGATATGTTATGGGTTCAATCAATAAAGGAACCGTTGTTGAAATTGATGGAAAAACAAGTGGAAAGTGGACGCATGTAAAAGTTTCCGGTATCGGTATTGGCTGGATCTGGACTGGATATCTGACAGAAAAGGCAAATTCCGAATCTTCCACTATCACAGACAAGCAAAACAAGAGCCAGGTTCTATTTAAAGGAAATGTTACTGCAACTGTTCTGAATGTTCGTACATGGGCTGGAACTGAGTACCCAAACATTAAAAAATATCCAACTCTCAACCAGGGAAATGAAGTGGAAGTAATGAATTTTACCCAGAAAGATAAAAACGGCAGCAAATGGTATTATATCCGTATCGCAGGAAAGTATTATGGCTTTGTATCTGCAAAATATGTTAAGAAACAGTAAAAATATCCCGGGGAATTAGCCCCGGGAATTTCTTTTATTTAATTACTGATAACATCAATGAGCCAATTCGTCAGCACATAGAAGATATCATTAATTATTCTTCTGGATTTTTGGGAAAATATCTAGCTGGAAACCAATCTCGTTGCCTTTCCCATAAGCGTTTTTAGTATCTTTTGAGTAGGCAACCTTTTCAATCAAACTTTTAAGCATTTTATTCTTGGATTCTGTGTCAAGGCTCCAATAGTTATCAAGTAGCTCTTCACAGCGCGGGATAAAATCCGACTGTTGTTTTATAATGTTCTCGTCATGTTTGATTTCTTCTTTTAATTTTTCTATAGTATCGGAGCATGACTGGATAGATGCAGATATTGTTTTGGCACGTTCAAGGAAAACCTCAGTGGTATAGATACCCTGTTCGAGTAGGTCATATTGTTTTGCTTTTTGGGCGTTTAAGCTTTCCAGCTCGTTTTCTTTTTCATGTATGAGATTTTGTTTAGAAATTATTGTTAAATCAATAGCCTGTGAAGATGTATTAATATCATTGTTTAACTTATATTTCTCCACAATCTCCCTAATTCCATCAAGCACAGCTTTTTCAACCAGAGATAACTTGCTGCTCACTGTGGGGCAAGACGTATATGGACACATGAGGGTATCTTCCTGCCCGCGCTTTTGATAAGGGCGGCGAACCATGGCGCGACCACATTTGCTGCAATAGACAATTCCGGCAAGTGGATTACGAATCGAGTTTGCTATACTAACTGGGCGAGGCGGGTTCTTTTTTCGTATTTCCTGGACGGAATTATACAGATCTTCTGATATAACAGCCGGATGTAATCCATTACAAATAAGAGTATCTTTTGATCGTGGGCGTGTCTTAATTACTTGACCAGTCTGTATAGTCTTCACTGTTTTTCTCCCATTCCATCGGATTTTCCCGATGTATACCGGATTTGTCAGAATTCCCTGTATACTGGCAGGAGTCCAGTCACCGCCCAGTGCAGATTCTATTCCCATTTCATTTAATTTCCGTGCAATCTTCGCAACTCCGATTTGTTCGCAGCCATCACCGGAATACCAGGTGTAGATCATTTTTACAATCTCAGCTTGAGTCGGAACAGGTCGGAGAGTATAGCCTTTTTCTTTTTCGAGTTTTACTCTTTCGTATCCGTAAGGTGGTTTGTTGCCACAGTATTTCCCTTCTTTTACTGATGAGATCCTTCCGGCATTCAGTCGGCGCTTGATGGTCTTATATTCTCTTCTGGACATAAAGAGACCAAACTCAAAATATTCTTCGTCATATTCGTTATTTGGATCATATGTTTTGAGAGGTGTTATTATTTTGGTATTTGAAAATTTGAAAGCCCTGGATACGATTCCCTGATCGATAGTATCACCACGGGCAAGTCGTTCCACTTCCACAACCAGAACGCCATCCCACATACCGGATTCTACCTCATGCAGAAGTTGCTGCATGACAGGACGGTCGGCGATAGTTTCTCCAGATACCACTTCGCGGTAAATTGCACCTACAATGTACTCTTTTTTCTTTGCAAGATCTAACAAGATCCGTTCATGCCTGGCAAGCGTTTCGCCCTCTCCGTGCGCCTCAGCTTCCCGATCGGCTCTGGATTTCCTTAGATAGATGCATACTGATTCATTCATTTTATCATTCTCCTTTTTTTACTTGTGCGATAATCCAGGAGATGATATAATTATGGTGTAGGTAAGATTTTCTCCGGATTATCTTATTTATTAAAACCGGTTCCTGTTGGTCGCAGGAGCCGGCTTTTTTATTATTTATTCTATTTCATCAATATCAAGAGAATATCCAAAGACTTCTCCAACATCTGTACATTTCCCTTTTAAAGTAACTGTCTCTCCTTTGGTCATGGAAGCTACTTTTGTTTTTTGTTCATCATTTTTTATGTAGCATTGAACTCCGATAATCTCAAAGTCTCCATCAGCCATCAAGTCAATATACTTTCCAGAAGCGTCAATGTTTGTAAGTTTTCCAGTAATTTCAAGATATTTATCTTTGTATTTATCAGACGCTCCCATGGCATTGTTATCAAGATCTGCCATCATATCATTAACTGATACGGAAGTGTATTCTTTTGGTATATCTTCTTTTTTACTTGATGTAGAATTTGTAGATTTCGTACTGGAATTACTATTACTTCCGCCTGTCACCGCACCTATAGCACAAAGGATGATAAGGGTAAGCAGAATCCACTTAAACTTTCCACCTTTTAATTTCTTCCGGCACTGCGGACACACTTTAGCGTCTGCCGGAATCTCTGTTTTGCAATATTTGCACTTTTTGGTCTTTTCCATAGAAAATCCTCCTCATATGGTTTATTTTATCTGATTGTACCACAGCGCAAAATAAAATAAAACATAATAATTTATAATAACTCGACAGATTTCGACAAAAATAATACTTGACTTCTAAATGACTTCATGCTATATTAAACACAAGAAGTCAATACGACTTCATAAAAGAAAGGAGAAGCCAATGAGTATCAAAACATTTACGTTAAGACTCACAGAGGAACAAATTGATTTTGTTGGTGAAAAGGCAAAGGAAATGGGGGTGAGCAAAAACGACTATATCCGAAGATTAATTGATGGAGACATTCGTGCAGATAAGGAAGATAGAATCTTGCAGGAAATTATCGAAATCAAGAATATGCTTGAAAAGAGCATAAAATAAGAAAATGGTGCCTGCATAAAAGCGGGCACCTAACCAATTACAATAATTTATATACTTAGAGTAAATTGACATTTAGTTGTCATTACAATAAAATGGAATTTACGACAGAAAGGAGACTATGGGTAGACCTAAAAAAGAGATTACAAAAAACACATATTTCCAAATCAGAATGGAACAGGAAATTTATGATTTGCTTGTCACCACAGCGCGCAAACAGGGCGTATCTAAAGCCGAAATTGTGCGCCGTGGAATTGTCGCACAAGCAAAACTTACCAAGGCATAGACCAATATGCCCTTATGGAAAGTTGTGTTATTTTTATAAATCACTCTTCCACGAGTGTCTGTATGATAACACACTTTCCGTAAAAAATCAATATTTTTTTATAGAAAGGATAAAAAAATTATGAACGGATTACAAAAAGTTGAATTTAATGGAACTTTAGTTCTTACTACACAGCAGATTGCGGAAGCATACGAAACTGATACTAAAATTATTCAAAAAAATTTCAGCAGAAATAAAGAAAGATACATTGAGGGCAAACATTTTATTTGCCTTGAGGGTGAAGAATTAAAAGAGTTTAAAACGAAACGTCATTTTGACGATTCGTCAAGACTCAACAAACTCTACCTTTGGACACAGAAAGGTGCTTTTCTTCACGCAAAGTCATTAAACACTGACAAGGCGTGGGATGTATATGACGCTCTGGTGGATGAATATTTCCAGAAGAGAAACGAACTTGCCCTTTCTGGCATTTCCAAAGAACTGCAAGCCGTTATCGTAGTAGATAAGAGAGTAACCCAGGTTGAGAAGAAAGTGGATATTGTCCGGCAGGAACTTGAACGCCTGGAATTTGATTTGCCAATCCTTCCAATTGAAGCCGACAGGATCACAGAGGCAGTACGCAAGCGTGGCGTGGATATCCTAGGTGGAAAAGGCTCGAACGCATACCAAGACAGGTCAATGAGGCAGCGAGTATACAGTAACATCTATGCAGACTTAAAAGCGAACTTCCGTGTGCGCTCCTACAAGTCAATCAAGCGAAACCAGTGTGACTCTGCCTTGAACGTGATCGCACGATATGACGCACCCCTGTATCTCCAGGACGAAATCTATATGATAAACGGACAGCGCTCAATCTGGGACGACTGAACGAAAAAAGTAGAATTTTCTCGATTTTCGTCAAATACAGCATTAATGTAAGAAAATTTGTGCAAGATTGAGATATTGTATAATTGTTATATTGAGAGTATAATATAAACTAATTTGGGAGGAATTTTATGAAAGGAATAAAAAAGCTGGTTATATTTTTTCTGTTTGGGATAATGCTCACATTTCTTGTTCATGCGCCGCTATGTGAGAGCATTGATCCAACAGATTCCGAAGTGATTATTAAGGCGAGTGCCAACAATCAATATGTGATACATAATTATACACAGGCGGTTGTATCTGAAGCAGAGCAGCAGCCATTTATTGTGAATAAAAGCAACAATATTTCTGCGGAATGCAAATGCCATTTCTTTTTCAATCGTTCAAGGCAAAAGGAGGGCGCACTTTTTAAGCAAAGAGCGAGAAGTATGATCCAATCCGTTCTATGTTACTGAGAAGAGGGTATGATGAAATAAAAGAGAACAAATGTTCTTGTTTGCGCGATATTGGAGGGACGGATATATGGATTACAAGGAAAAAATCATAGCGTTATTGGAAAAGGTCAAATCAGAAAATACATTGAAGCGTGTATATAAATTATTAGAATATCTCTATTTGAAAGAAAAGTAAAAAAAGAACGAGCCGAGGATTGCTTCCTCGGCTCTTTTTCTTAGTTCTTCTCGAGTTCTTCCAGAATCTCTTGAAGCTGTCTCCATCGTTCTTCGCTCAGTCGAGCAAATTTCACTAAAGTTTTCTTTGCAAAGTCGTTATCTCCGGTCATCACGGAATCTACGATAGCCTGCGCATCGCTATCGTCATCCTGGAACATATCCCCGGTTCCGTTTACGAGCCAGTCGTAGTTGACTTTGAACTCTCGGCAGATGTCTTTGATGGTTCGCTCTGATGGAATTTTGTTCCCCATTTCTATCTGAGCAACAAAGTTTCTGCTTATATCCAATCTATCAGCGAATTTCTGCTGCGTCAGTGAAAGAGTTTCCCGAAGTTCCTTGAATCTGTCTTTCAATTTCCTCACCTCCTTGCAATTATACTATCATAAAAAGTTTACAAAGTCAACAAAAATATACTTGACATTGTTTACTTGGTGTGCTATTGTATGTTTACAAGGTAAACAAAACAAGCCACAAGAAAGAGAGGAAAAAGGATATGACATTTAATAGTATTTTAATTGCAATCGACCAAAACACAAAAATCAGACTGACAGTTCATGTGAACGGGATGAAATTCAGTACAGAACATTTTGCAGAGTATTACCTTGCTTCTGAAGGAATAGATGAATTTCTGGATCGTGAGGTAATGGATATGAGAGTTATTGATGGTTTACTGGAAGTGGTACTGAAATAGCCGAAACGGTCAGAAATGACCGTCCACCGGAACCGCCCCACCGGTGCTGACGAGGCAGGGCAGATGGAGGTGACAACAAATGTTTCGCAGAACACCGTCAAAATATGACAACATGACAAAATGGGAAATTCTGGATTCCATAAACAGTGACCCTCATTATTCACATGGGAAAATGGCTAGACAAGCACACAGAGCGTTGCGCAAGTATGGTGACGGATTACCAATCATTTACAGATATCCGAATTTCCCCTATTTGTTATCTGCATTTGCTGGAGGATTCTCAGCTGTGACCGTATTCATTTTGTTTTCGTCAATGTAAACATTGATTACCTGTCCAGATTTGTACAGTGCAAATAAGCTGATTACGATGGCAATAATGGACAGGACAACAGGTATATACCACCGTCTGCGGTCTCTTACATAAGAATCATAAAAAGCTTTTCCGGCTGACTGAATGCAGACAATGGTTGGTGTGATTCTTGAATCGGTATCTTCTTTACTGTATTTAATGAACCCGCGTTTCCCAAGATATTCTATTTCTCCTTTTTCCGAATCGGAAAAATCAGACAACGGTATATCAGTTTTATAAAGACGTTTTAACAATTTGATTTGTGAACCAGAAATTTCCATAACATCTCTCCTTTCATAGGAGAGTATACCACAAGAAAGGAGTGAGTGCATGTCAGAAGAAAAGAAAAATCTTATCAGAGACGTGACAACACGCATCGATAAGCTTCCAGAAGATAAGAAGCATTATATTCTGGGGTATATGGACGGAGTTATTGATTGCAGCGCCGATGATTCTGACCAGAAGCAGAAAGAAAATTCATAAAGGAGTAAATGATGTTTGATTGTATAGAGTACAAAAACATTCTCGGGCAAATGAGGGTTGTAATAAACACAACAACAAAAGACTGGAACAGATTACTTGAAACAGGCCTCTGGGACAAGGTTGTGGGCGTTCTTAACGATGAGCCTAAATCACTGGAAAAAAGAGTTTCTAATCTTGAAGCCAAATATCGTAGTCTATCAGAAAGGAGAGATTGCAATGGCAGTAATCAAAACAATCAAAATGGGATCTGGGGTAATCAGAATACATGATGATTACTGCAAAGACAACACAGCTGAGGATAATCAAAGGATTGTCGATGAATGTTCGAGAATTATCTTGGACTACTACAGAAGAAAAGAAGTAAATTTGGCATAAGCGCCCCGGGAGGAGTCACGACCTCCACCCCGGAGCAGTGTACTCACTAACCAAGACTTAGTGGATACAGGTAAATTATAATCCTCTATCCGCTAAAAAGTCAATATTAAGTTAAGCGAGAGGAAAATAACATGGAAAATAAAAAAAATGCAACAAACAATGAAAAGATTACATGGAACGATTTGGAAACAATGCTAGCTACCGAAATCGTAAGAAAAGCAAAGAAAGAGAGTAAGAAGTGGTTCAGTGCATGGCTTTTGACTGCCGCGCTGTTAATCATTACTAATATCTTTTGGTATATTGCTTACAGTCTGTAATCTTTTTTCTTTTTGGAGGAAAAAAAATGAAATCACCCAGACAGAACAGAAAGGATATCGTAGTTAGTGCGATTATCGGGATCCTGTTTACTTTTCTTCCGGTGTGGATGTGGGAGAAGAGCTTGCAGCAAATCCTGGCAGGCATTGTATTTGCGCTATTTACGTATTTAGCACTGCTTTAAGAAAGGAGAACGAAAATGTTTGAAAAAGAAATCAAAGAGCTTTTTGAATTAGCATGGAGAGTTTCAAACGAAACAGATTATTTTGTTTCGTTTTACATCACTTCGCACGTGCATCTTTGCGATATCGACATTATGAATTCAAAGTGGGATCTGAACAGGAAAAAGGATGGAAATTACACAATCTACTTTGATAGTAAACTGCTTAAGAAGGAATCAGCTGAGCAGTGCAAACTTGCAAAAGCACATCTTCTTAGACTCTTAATAGATGGGAGGTGTCCGCTAAATGTTGAATCAGATGGAGTTGAAGCTCCTGCCGACAATGGAACTGATAACAACGGCGAACGAGCTTCTGACGGAGCTGAACAGACGGAAAGAGTACATTCTTGATTGGGAAAATCCGGACATGTATCTGAATCACCTCGAGTATCACTGTGCCGGCGGAGTATTTTCGAATGGCAAAAAAAATCCGGTGAGAGGGGATGGTTCTGACAATGTGTATTGCTTTTTTAAGGCGGTGTAAACATGGAAGAGCGCATTAATGAGATTGTTAGATTAATCGACACCCAGCTTGCTATTGTGCCGGATAATCCGATAGAAGAATCATACAAGGCAAGAACATTGGCAAGCTACGTACAAGCCTTAAATGGGCTTTTAACGGCTCAAAAATCATATAAGGAGGAAAGTATTAGTGAGTGAATTTGAAATCCGTATTCCGGCAAGGAAGAAGCAGCCGGCAACCGATAAGGATAGCCCGGTCGTGAAAGTATCACCAGACGCATACAACGCACTGGTTGAGATTTATAACGAATCAACCATATCAATGAAAAATATTGCATGCTTGCTGATCGTTGAGGGCAGCAAGCATGTAGTTTATGACAAGGAGGAATAGCAATGGCAACACCAGTATTGATTATTGGAAAATCTGGTTCCGGTAAAAGTACTAGTCTTAGAAACTGTCAGAACAAAAACTGGAACCTTATCAGAGTATTAAACAAGCCACTTCCATTCAAGGGGAAAATTGACGGATGGTTTACAGATGATTACCAGCAGGTTATGAAATGCCTAATTGCATCAAAAGCAGAGTCAATCGTAATTGATGATGCAGGCTATCTTATTACGAATCACTTTATGAGAGGACATGCTTCTGCCGGAAAAGGTAATGCAGTATTCTCACTTTACAATGACATTGGCGATTATTTCTGGAATCTGATTCAATTCATTGTGACAAAGGTTCCGGAAAGCAAAGTCGTATATCTTATGATGCACGAAGATAAGGATGATTCTGGAGACGTAAAACCAAAGACAATAGGAAAGCTTTTGGATGAAAAAGTTTGCGTAGAGGGCATGTTTACAATAGTTCTCCGTTGCATTGAAGAAAGTGGAAAACATTTATTTGTCACTCAGGCAAGTCAGGGAGCTGTCAGCAAATCACCAATTGGTATGTTTGATTCACTGACCATAGACAATGATCTGGCAGCGGTAGACAAGATTATTAGAGATTATTACGAATTAGGAAAGGGAGAGAATAAAGATGAATAAACCGGCAATGTATGATACAACACAGGCAGCAGGAGAATTTGAACCAATTAAGCTTGGCGGTCATAAAATGGTGATTAAACAAGTGTCTGAACGTCAGTCAAAACCAGACGATGAGGGAAAAACTAAAAATATGCTCGTTATTCTGTTTGATTTTGCAGATGGAGACGAGCAGGCAGGTTACTTTATGAAGCAGTTTGAGAACGATATTCGTCCAGACAAGAAATACCCGAATGCAGGCACAAACTACATGGTTATTGACGAGAGTGTAGATTATGGTGTTCGTAATCTCAAAACATTCATTACATGCGTAGAAAAGTCAAATCCGGGCTTTGCTGTTAAGTGGGGCGATAACTTCGGGCAGCAGTTCAAAGGCAAGCTGATCGGTGGCATCTTCCGTCTGGAGAAAGACTGGTACGACAATAAAGAAGTGAAACGCCACAAGCTTGCACGGTTCCGCAGCCTGGAAGGAATCAAAGATGCAGATATTCCAGAAGAGCGTACCACAAAAGCGTATGACGATCATCTGAAAGAAGAAGCTATTATGGGGGCGAGTCCAGCAGGAACTGATTTTATGAGTATTCCGGATAGTGTACAGGAAGAGCTTCCATTCAATTAAAAGGATGTGTTTTTAATGGTTATACAGACAGACACAAGAGAACATAAAAAGGAATGGGAACGGATTCAAAAGCAGTTTGACAGTCTTGGAGTACAGTATTTCCGATCAAAGTTATACTGCGGAGATTATCAGTCGTTGGACAATGCAAAGCTCTGTATTGACCGTAAAAAGGATTTACAGGAGCTATGTGGAAATGTCTGCCAGCAACACGAAAGATTCAAGGCAGAGCTTATCAGAGCGCGTGAAGCAGGTATTCAGCTGATTATTCTATGTGAACACGGGCCAGATATCAAATCAGTTGGTGATGTGTATTTTTGGGAGAATCCAAGAAAACACAAAGTTATCTGGAGGACAATAAACGGCAAAAAAGTAAAAACTTTAATATCCGATAAGGCTGTTGACGGCTGTCAGCTATATAAGTCTCTTTGCACAATCAGAGATAAATACGGCGTCCGATTTGAATTCTGTACAAAGGAAGAAACCGGACGGCGAATCGTGGAGTTGCTGTCATGACAAAAGAAGAAATCAAACAGTCGGTAAAAATGCCTGAGATTCTTTCTAGATATGGGCTTAAGCCAAACAGAGCCGGTTTTATATGTTGCCCTTTTCACAAGGAAAAGTCAGCGTCATGTAAGATTTACGATGATTCCTTTTACTGTTTTGGCTGCGGAATCGGCGGTGATGTGTTTGATTTCGTGATGCAATATGAATCTGTTCCTTTTAGCACTGCATTCATTGAGCTAGGCGGTACTTATGTATCAAAAAAAGGTAAAAGCCGCAACCAGATTAGACATGAAGTGCGAGATATCAAATCAAAAAAATGTAATCCCACTCAGGATCCTAATGAGCTTGAGCAGGTAGAAAAGAACATACTTATGTACGAAACAGCGCTAAAAACCTTCCCTCCTGGTTCAGAAGAGTGGTATATGTGCCAGTTCAACCTTGAAAAAGAAAGAAGCAGATATGAAATATTGTCAGCTAAGGCAGGAGGTGAGAAGCATTCTTGAAAATATTGAAAATTTGCAAGCAAACGATTTTATGCAGAAGCAACTGTATGAAGAACTTTTTTCAATAAAAAGTAAAATCGACCGTTCGGAAGCTAAATTTAAGTTAATGGACAGGGCGAAGAGTGTAAGAGCAAAAAGCATAGCCGAGGAATTCATAAAAGAATTCCAGAAAGCAGAACAGGACAAGGAAAAAGAAGAAAAAGCAAATCGTTCTATGCAGTTAGTTGAAAATATCACAAACTTTTATGAGGATGATATTGGAAAAGAATATCCAAACATGGCTTGTGGCAGCTGGATAGCTACAGAAAACGGAATATTTTCTTCTGAAACATCCAAGGCGAGAGAACTTGTATGCCACCATCCAATCATGCCGATACGTCGATTGAAAAATATTGAGACAGGCGAAGAACAGATCACAGTGGCTTTTAAAAGAGATGGATACTGGACAGAAATAACTGTTCCAAAAATCGACATTGTGACTTCCAGGGCGATAACTAATCTTGCAAGGTTCGGTGTGCAGGTCAACTCGGAGAATGCAAGGCTTCTTGTGAAGTATCTGGCGGACGTTGAAATGTATAATGCCGATATGATCGACATACAGCACTCTACGAGCAAGTTAGGGTGGCATGGCAATGTATTTGTACCTTACGACCTTTCAATCGTCTTTGACGGCGAATACCGCTTTAAAACACTATTTCAGAGTATACAGGAAAGTGGAGACTACTTCAAGTGGGTGACTCTGGCTAAACAGTTACGATCGTGCGGACGATTAGAACCACGAATAGCACTGGCAGCATCTTTTGCAAGTGTGCTTGTACAACCGCTTGATGCATTGCCGTTCATCGTAGACTTCTATGGACAGACAGGCGGCGGCAAGACAGTAACGATCAACATAGCTGCATCTATCTGGGGAAACCCGTCGCCAGGATCCTACGTTGGGAATTTCCGGTCAACAGATACGTCATTGGAGACAAGGGCAGACATGCTTAATAACTTTCCGATGATCCTCGATGACTCTAAGAACGCTTCTCAATATATTAGGGACAACTACGAAACATTGATTTACAATCTCTGTTCCGGTAAAGGAAAAGGAAGATCAAATAAGGACCTCGGAACAGCTAAGGAGAATACATGGAGTAATGTAACCATTTGCAACGGCGAGAATCCTATTTCAGAATTTGCAGATTCCGGTGGAGCAATCAACAGAATTGTTGAAATTGAGTGTTGCGAGGATATTTACGAGAATCCGGCAGAGATTAACAGCACTGTAATGAAAAATTATGGTTTTGCTGGAAGAGTATTTGTTGGAAATCTTAAAAAATTTACACCGGATGAGTTAAAAAAAATGAAGTCTGAGATTGAAAAGGGCTTTGATGGATATAATTTTCCGGCAAAACAGGTCATGGCTATATCCACGCTCCTACTGGCTGACAAATTAGCTACAGATTTCATATTTAAGGATGGACGTGAGCTGACAGTCGAGGATGTTGTGGACATACCTACACGCAAGAAAGACGTATCGGAAGGACAGAGATGCTATGAATTTATCATCGAAAGTCTTTCTGTGTACGGGCAGCACTTTGATGCGCAATTCAGTTGCGATCAGTGGGGATTTAAGGAAACACCAGATGAGTATGGAGATGTATATGTGTATTTTTATCCGAAACCTCTTGAAAATCTCTTAAAGAACAACGGATTCTCCAGAAAAGCCTTTTCAGCATGGGCGATTAATCGAGAATTAATTAAGCATACAGGAAAAAGGGATACGGTAATAAAAAGAGATGGGGGAAGTGTAATGAGACTTGTTGCTGTAAAGATTATTGATATAAAAGATCTTGAAGACGAACAGGAAAATGAGCATGTTGAAGCTGATTTTATACCTGCTAATACTGGAACAAGTGTTCCGTTTTCGTGATTTGTAACCATGTAACCATGTAACCCGCGGAAAAGCATGTGTATAGGGAATAAAAAATATATAAAAAAATCATATACACATTGCAATCTCCTATAGGAAAACATTGGTTACATTGGTTACACGGTTACACAACTCTGAAACCCGCATAAAATAAGGGTTTGCGGTGTAACCAAGGTGGTTGAAAAGTTGGTTACACATTGGTTACAAAAATAAAATGATTACACAAATTAAAAAATAAAATTAAATTGCATGAAAATTCAGATTGTTACAATTGGTTACTAAGGCATAAGGAGTGGTTACAAAAATGGAAAAAGAGAAGCTTAATAAAAAACAGCGGTACGCATTGGACACAATGTTGTCTGGCAGTAATGTTTTCCTTACAGGAGATGCAGGAACAGGCAAGACAACGGTTATTCAGACATTCATTGATGAGGCGGAAAAAACTGGTAAAAGTGTTCTGGTATCTGCTACTACTGGAATAGCTGCGGACAATATCGGATATGGAGCGACTACCGTGCATCGTGCATTGAATATCTCAATCAAATTTGAGGATTACAAGAAAAAAGTGAAATCCAGAGCTGAACTGTTGAAGGAAGCGGATATTCTTATTATTGACGAGATCAGCATGTGCCGGTTCGACCTGTTTAATATGATTGCGAAGACGATCATTACAGAAAATGAAGAGAGAGCGGTTGATAGACTTTTGAGCGGAGAGGATAAAGAAGACGTTCAACTGATCGTAATTGGGGATTTCTACCAGCTTCCACCAGTCATTACAACAGATGACCGTAAAATTCTCTGCCGGATGTATGGATCTGATTATGGAAAGGGTGGAAAGTACGAACACGGATATGCTTTCATGTCTGAGTACTGGAAAGAAATGGGGTTTGAATATATTAAACTTGATGAAGTATGCAGGCAGAATGATGAGGGATTTAAGTATGTGCTGAATGATATTAAATATGGCAACAATATTAGAAAATCCATTGCATATCTGGAGAATAACGAATCAGACAAGGTTATACCAGAAGCACCGTTTCTGGTCGGAACAAATGCTGAAGCTGATCGGATTAATAATACTTTTCTCGGAAAACTGGATAAAAAGACCGAAAAAGTGTTTCATGCAGCAGTTGACGGAGAATTAACGTCTGCTGATATTAAGAACATTGCATTTGCCAGAGAGGACTTAATTCTTAACATCGGTGCAAAAGTGATGATTACAGTCAATGATCTGTCTGGAAACTACGTCAATGGAACGATTGGCATCATTCAGAAAATTGTGGATAACGGAGAATTTGAAGAATCCTATCTGGTTATCAAGACTGATAAGGGTAAAACAGTTAACTTGTACAGATACAGTAAAGACATTGAGAAACAGGTTATTGAGGAAACTGAACAGGAAAAAGATGGACAGAAGATCGTAAAAGAAAAGATAGTCCGTAAGAAAGCTGGTTCTTTCTCTCAGTTCCCGGTAAAACTTGCCTGGGCGATCAGTATTCATAAATCACAGGGACAGACATTTGAAAAGATTAATATTGATCCTTGCTGTTGGGATCCTGGACAGTTCTATGTAGCTGTTTCCCGGGCTAAATCAGCTAACGGCATACATTTTATCAGACCGATAAAACAGAGCTATATAAAGGCGTTTAGCAAGGATAATGAGCGACTTCTTGAACAGAGTTTTGAGGTAGAAGAAGGTGTATAAGTATGAGAGTGACGCATGAGCAGATACCGAACACCATAAAGTTTTTACAAATCGACTTTCCGGCACTGGTCCTTCAAACTGCCGGAATAGAAGAAAGGGACGAATACTGGCAGCAGGTAGTTGAGCAGATACACGTTGTATCGGACAAATATAATAAAAACGGCTTTGTGGATCACATGCTTACAGCCTATGCGGATTATCTGGACAAGATGCATAAGAAAGCTAAAAATCTGAACAAGGAGAAAACCAATGAACAAAATGAAGGAGTATGAGCGAGGGAGAGAGGACGGCCTTGACCTGGCACTCAGAATTGTTAGAGATGGCGGTATAGAAGCACTTGAGAGGGAAATAAAATTCCGAGGGATTACAGGAGTACATACCTCTTTAGCCAGTAAAGACCTGGATAAAGCTGCACAGAAGATCAAAGAAATGACACTTGATACATTTGCAATCCTTGGAATTGCCGTTTTGCATGATGATTTCGGATTTGGACAGAAACGCTGTCAGAAATTCATGGACGGCATGGACAGGGGGGGCTGATTATCTGATGGATGATATGGCAACCTGGGAGAATTACAGAAGATCAATCAAAGAGGAACTGAATCTTGATTTGAGATTCCGCATTAACGATTAAGTGAGGTGTTACTGATGGGAAAATACAATACAGAGCGTAAACACAAAGAGGGACAGGAGATGTATAAAGCGGTATATCACTTTATCTTGAAATATTACCGAAAGCACCACTATATGCCGTCTACAAGAAATATCGCAGATGGATTAGACATTTCAATGGCTACTGCCAGAAAACACTTTAATTTGCTTTTAGACAACGGATTTCTCGTTAGCGAGGATCCGACAGAGCAGAGGGCGTATAGATTGAGTTATTCAAAGGTGAAAACTGATGCATAAAGAATTGGTCAGAAGATTTGGAGTGTAAATATTATGGATTTAGAACAAAAAGCAATTGAAAGAATCCAGCTTGCGTCTGATCTCTCGTTGAAACATTATAACAAACCACTTGTATGTGAGTATTCCGGCGGAAAGGATTCAGATGTGCTTCTTGAACTATTCAGAATGTCTGGAATCCCGTTTGAAGTACATAACTCACATACCACTGTTGATGCGCCGCAGACAGTAAGGCATATCAAGAATACGTTTTCTGAATTGACGGACAAAGGCATCAAATGCGAGATTGATTATCATGTGCAGGAAAACGGAAACCGTCTTACAATGTGGAATCTTATTCCAAGAAAACTAATGCCACCTACCAGAATTGTTCGGTATTGCTGTTCAGAATTGAAAGAAGGTGGGAATCCTAACAGAATGATTGCAACAGGCGTTAGATGGTCTGAAAGTAGCAAGAGAAGTAATAGAAGCCCATTTGAAGTATTAGGGCAGACAGCAAGTAAAAGTATTGGCGTTTCTGACGAAAAAATGCTTATCACCGATAATTGTGATACTCGAAGGTTGTTTGAAAATTGCCAGATGAAATCTAAAACAGTAGTCAATCCAATAATTGACTGGACAGATCAGAATATCTGGCAGTTCATTGGCGAGAAAAACATTCAAGTATGCGAACTGTATCAATGCGGATATAACAGGTTAGGCTGTCTAGGTTGTCCACTTGCATCAAAGAAACAGAGGGAAAAGGAAATGTACGATTTTCCAAAGTACAAGCAAGCCTACATACATTCTTTTGACAGAATGATTGAGGAACGCAAGCGGCGTGGAAAAGATACGAAGTGGAGTTGCGGCGAAGAAGTTTATCTATGGTGGATGCAAGACAACAACGTAGTTGGTCAGATGGAATTATCTGATTTTATCGAGTATTGAAATCATGGAGGACTGCACAATAGCGTGCCAGTTGCTTACATGTGGAAAGTGAGGATGAAAAATGAGCGAAATTAAATTCAGTGATGGAATGCCAGAAAGAGCAAGACGTTCCAGCACAAGCATTTATCCAGAAGAATTGTTGGATAAAAAATGTGGTGGTTGTGTGAGATGTCAGTCAAGAAAAAGGAAGGGCGAAACAGGCTATCATTGCACGACACAGCCGTACACCAAAGACATTTCACCAGAAGACAAAGCCTGTGTCATTTACTGGGACAAAGAAGAGGAAAGAAAGTACAAAGCGTTAAAGGCACAGGACGAAGAAAACCGCAGAAAAGAACTCTGGAATATCTATTCAAAGCGAGAGCCGATAAAACTCCCAATCATAAATGATGGTTACGGAATGATTCCAGAATGTCCTATTTGTGGAGAGATGCCGTACAGCACTAAGCAGTGCCACTGGTGCGGTCAGAGGTTTATTCAAGATAAAGAAGTAGAAGAATACAAAAAGCCGCTGACGAAAGGAGAACAGTATGCTGACAAGGAACAAAAAACTGAAAGACTACGGTATTCCGGCAGAGGACATTGAAAAACTGAATACGATGCTGAAAGACTTCCCGGCAGAGTATTGATACCTGCTTACCGGTGCTGCCTTGTCAGCTTGCCCGAAAAACACGGTGATAGCGGATATGGTTATTGAGAATATCTTGCACCGGAAAAGTTACAGGAAAATCAGCAGAGAAAGATATATCCCGATGAACCCGAAAGATTTCTATGGATACAGACGCAAGACCGTCGCTGTACTGTATGAGAGAATGCGGTTGTTGGGAGTGTGGGAGGATGAGTAAATGAAGTTAATTGATTTAATATCAGCAATTGGCGGCGATCCTGAAAGTGAAGATAAAATTCAGATATGCCATCCGGGTAGAAGATGGGAAGATTACGATACATTCAATGCCGGTTCGAAGCTGCTGAAACCATTTTATGACTTAGAAATAAGCTGTCTTTCTGCAATAGGAACGGATGTGATCAGAGTTGATTTGGCTTTTGATGAGAAAGAGGGTTGTGATTGAATGAGCAGACTGATTGATGCAGATAAGATCGATTTTAACGAAGTTTTTGTTGGTGCAAGTGAATTTGCACAAGACACAAGAAATGCGGCACAAATGTTGATTGATAATCAGCCGACAGCTTTTGATGTAGATAAAGTTGTGGAACAGATTGAATCCATCAAAGAAAAGGAACAGGGAGCTTGTACAGATGAGCAATGCAGATTCTGCGAATATTTCAATGATTGTTGGGATGGCGATATGTGCGACAAGTTGGCACTGGATAAAGCAATCGAAATTGTGAAGGAGGGTGGAGTTGAATGAGAGGAACACTGATGCAAAGAGAATTTATTTGCGGTGACTGCATGAATTTTCTCCCGGACTTTCCAGATAATTACTTCGATGTGGCAGTTGTAGACCCACCATACGGAATCAAAGAACATGGCGGTAAGAATCGCAGTAAATATGTAAAGCAGAAAAATGGAAGTTCCATTTATGTTCCTGATGGCGGCTATAAGAATTATGGTTGGGATAATAAACCGCCAGATCGAGAGTATTTTAAACAGCTATTCAGAGTATCAAAAAATCAGATTATCTGGGGATGTAATTACTTTGATTACCCAATGGCAGGTGGCTTGATAATCTGGGATAAATGCAATGATGGTTCAGATCAATCAGACGCAGAAGTTGCTTACTGCAGTCTTACAAGAAGGGTTGACATTTTTCGCTATATGTGGAGAGGAATGTTTCAAGGAAAATCAATTGCTGAAGGAACTGTTCAACAAGGAAATAAGAAATTAAATGAAAAGAGAATTCATCCGACACAGAAGCCAGTAAATCTATACAGGTGGATTTGCCAGAAATATCTGCAGAAAGGAATGATGGTGCTTGATACGCATGTGGGGAGTGCAAGCTCATTGATTGCCTATGAAGAATACGGAATTGAATATATAGGGTATGAAATTAATGAATGTTATTACAATGACGCTTGCAAACGGTTAGAAGAACTTAGATCACAGATTGCATTATTTGATTTAGGAGTGAAGGAATCAGATGAGTAAATCAGTATTAGTGATAGATACGCCAGAAAATTGTTATGATTGTCCGTTCGGAACTGAATACTGCGGCAATCTTGAATATGCGGGTTATTGTGAATTAGCTGACTGTTTAGATTGTGATGTAATTCTGATAACAGAAGAACATTATGATTGCGAAAGTAAATCAAGACCTGATTGGTGTCCGTTGAAGCCACTGCCGGAGAAGAGCACTATTGAGAACGATATGACGGATTATCAGTGTGGGATGGTCGATGGTCGAAATCAGTGTATTGATGAAATTACAGGAGGTGGAGTAGATGATTGATCTAGCGAATAAATGTGTATTAGTCATAACGCATGAAGAGTATGAAAATATTCTGAAAGCAGCAAAGGAACAAGGATATAGATGGTACGGCGGAAAAGAAGTGTATCCATATCCTTTTGAAGAACAGCAGATCCCGGATATGTTAAAGTTCTATAGCAATAAAGAACTAACAAGAAATGCCAGCCTTGAACCGGGATATGAATTGGTAGAAGCATCAGACGTAATTGAAGATGAGAAGGAACTCAAAGATGCTATAAGACTTGTCAGAACATTCGCTAAATACCTAGACAAAACAGCATTGACGGACTCGTTTATTAAGTCCTTGAAGTTACTTGCAGATACTGTAGAAAGTCAGATGGAAGAGGTGAAGTAGATGGAGAGATTAACACTTAATGAAGCTATTAAGCACGCAAAAGAAGTAGCAGATATGAATTATAATGACGCAGAAAAATTTGACTCAAATGATTCTGTAGAAAATTATATGAAGGCTAATTGTATGAAATGCGCAGAAGAACATGAACAACTTGTAGAGTGGTTGGAAGAATTAAAGTTTTATAAAGAAGCAGAAGAACAGGGCTTGCTTGTGAGATTGCCGTGTAAGGTTGGAGACACGGTTTATAGAGTGAATGCCGGAGCCAAGCAACCGATTATTCCGATGACTGTTTCAGAAATTCATTTTCTCTGTTACAAAAATGAACGTGCTGTAAGGTTTGACGCAATAGGCAAAGAAGATATGGGAGAAAGTTGCTACCGTTTAGAAGATATTGGAAGAATAGTATTTCTCACCCGCGAAGAAGCCGAGAAGAAGTTGGAGGAGATGAAAAATGACAAGACCTGAGATTACAGCGAAACTATCAGCCATGCTTGAAAAGAAAATAAATCCTCAAAATGATCCACGTATTTATTGGGCGAAAGAAGTGACATTCGATTATTCGACAGATCATGCAGTAAGGGTGGATTATATGCGGTTCGCGCCGGTGAATAATAGCGTGTCCGGGATAGAAAAAGGCGATTGTTATTGCTATGAAATCAAGTCATCTGCTGAAGATTTTCATTCTGGTCATGGGCTGAATTTTGTTGGCGATTATAACTATCTGGTTATGCCGACAGATGTATATGCTGCGATATCCCTTGAAATTCCGCATTACGTAGGAATATATGTGCCAGATGGAAATGAGCTTGCATGCATCAAAAAAGCAAAGCGAAGAAATCGGACAAGGCCTGTATCTGAAATACTCTTGATGATGTTCCGGTCTGCGAACAGGGATTATAGAAAAGCAGTAAAACAGTTGAAGGAGATACAGAATGGCAAGTAAAACTATCAAAGCAATGGGTGTTAGCCCTATTACAAATACCATCTACTATGGAAATGTAAACGAAGAAAAAGGTTTATGGGTAGGTGAAAAAAAAGACGTAACCGATATGGCAATCGCCTCTGTATTTGAATGGTTCATGAATCAAATGGATGGAAAAGAAGAGTTTGAGATCTCGTATCCAAATGTTTCAGAGTTTAAGTTGAAGATGGTAAGAGAGGAAATAAAAAAGAATGATTGATAGTTTAATAGCATTTACATTTGGAATAGCATTTACATTTGGCACTATTTACTTGATTACACATTTTGGTGGCAAGCGTAAATAGAAATAAAAAGGAGTGATGATATGCGGACCAGGCAAAAGTCACTTGTTGATTTTGGCGTATATCCAGAAGACATTAACCGTTTAAAGGATATATGCCAGAAAGCTACACCGGAGCAGAGACATGATATTTTACACTGCTGCATAAGCTCTTGCCCTCCAGGGATTGAACTTCTGGTGTACGAATCTATTGTAACAAACAAATCCTATGACCGTATTATGAAAACAAAATACATACCGGCAAAACGAGACGATTTCTACGCATACAAGCGAAAGGCAATGGCCATGTTTTATGATACGCTAAGGAAACTAAGAGAAATATAATATTACAATTAATATTAAAATGTGGGGACAAATTTTTCTGCCATGTATGGTAATATAGTATATATCTATGACTATGTGCCATATGTGGCAGATTTTTTGTTTGGAGGTGAGAACGTGGGAATGACTCCAATGTACACAAGCGTTGAAGAGATCGAGAGCAAAATAGAACAGTATTTCGAAGATTGCAAAGGTTATCTATTGACCGATGAAAAAGGCAAACAAGTATTTAACAAGTTTGGATCTCCTATTTTCATAGATGTTCACCCTCCGACTATTACAGGACTTGCCTTAGCTCTTGGATTTACGAGCAGACAGGCACTTTTAAATTATCAGGCAAAGCCGAAATTTGTTGACACGATTACGCGCGCGAAAGCCAGAGTAGAACAGTATGCAGAAGAACGGCTGTTTGATCGTGATGGTTCCAATGGCGCTCAGTTTAGCCTGAGAAACAACTTTAAAGGATGGGATGCTGACAAGAAAAATGATAATTCTGGAGATGGAAAGATTACGATTGTGAATAATATTCCAAGGCCGGAGAAGCAGAATGAATGAGAATCCGATTAATCTGAATGAAATTATAGCTCCGGCTTTTTACAATGTATTCTGGGACATTATGGACGGAAAACACACCTATTATGATTTGTATGGTGGGCGTGGATCTACTAAATCATCTTTTGTAGGTGTTATGATTCCTTTTCAGATGATGCAGGATGCAGAGAATGGCTTAATGTCAAATGCTGTAATCTTTCGGAAAGTCGGTAATACGCTCAGAGAATCCGTGTATGAACAGATCGCATGGGGAATTGATGCGCTTGGAGCAAGTGATTTATGGGCTGACAGTTTAAGTCCTATGCAATATGTGTATAAGCCAACAGGACAAAAGATCATATTCAGAGGACTGGATAAAGCTAAGAAAACAAAGTCCATAAAAGTAAAAAAAGGATATTTCAAGTATCTCTGGTTCGAGGAGCTTGACGAATTTTCGGGAATTGAAGAAATTCGTACAGTGCAGCAGTCAGTCCTTCGAGGCGGCAGTAAGTTTGTTGTATTTAAGACATTCAATCCGCCAATTAGCCGGAGCAACTGGGCGAATGTGTATGTAGAAGAGCCACGAGACGACAGCTACAGACATAAGAGTGATTACAGATCAGTTCCTGTTGAATGGCTTGGTCAACAATTCCTTGATGATGCGGAGCATCTTAAAAAGACAAATCCAAGAGCCTATCAGCATGAATATCTTGGATTGCCTGTCGGACTCGGTACAAATATCTTTGAGTTGTTGGAAATCCGAACGATTCCAGACGAAGAAATTCAAAAATATCAAAGTGTCTATCAGGGGCAAGACTGGGGATGGTACCCGGATCCCAAAGCGTTTATTCGTGTGGCTTATGTGCCTAATCAGGACAAAGTTATCCTGCTGGATGAGCTTGGCGGATGTAAAATTCGAAATACAGCAATGGCTAACCAGATAAAGAAAAAAGGATATGATGATTATTCAATATCTTGCGGAGTTGATGAAGAAGAAAGTATTATTGACTTCCGAGATGCAGGGCTTCCAGCACGTAGGGCTATTGTCACACCGGGAAGCCGCAAATATACTTTTGAGTGGTTACAGTGCCGAACATTAGTCATTGATCCGGCACGAACGCCTAGAGCATACAAGGAAATTATTAATTATGAACATGAAGTAGATAGCAATGGAGAAGTTATCGCAGATTATCCAGATGGTAACGATCACTGGATAGATTCTCTTAGGTATGCGACAAGTCCATTGTCGATGAGAAGGGGGAACAGTGCATAATGTGTAAATTTTGCGATGAATTAGCTTCTTGGAAAGAATGCCATGATAATCCAGAATACAAGAAGAATAAATATATATACGGCTGTATGTTGTACATATACATGAAAGACCGAAAAGGGAGCATTACTTCCAGACCGTTTGACCTTAATTATTGTCCGATGTGTGGAAAAAAGATAGCGACAGGTGACTAAAATGTTAGATAGGTACTTTTCAGATAAAATAAATAAATTCTTAAGCATCGGTTTAAAAATATATGGATCATCTGACATTAACGAAATCTTAAAAGTTGTAGAATATGAAGACATTATTGTGCGAGATACTTCTGTAAGATGGATGGATTTTAAAAGGTAGATTAAATGGGACTTATAACAACGCTAAAAAGGTGGTTTAACATGATTTTTAAAAAGCAAGCCGAAGAGGACTTTAACATCCAGGCAGCAGAATTTCCAGAGATGGAATCACTGATTAATAAATGTGCGAACATATATCGAGGCGTTCCATACTGGCTAGATGATAAGAATAATATCAAGACGATTAATTTTGCTAAATCCGTGTGTTCCGAGACTGCCAGACTCGCAACATTGGCGATCGGAATTCAGATTGACGGTTCTGCAAGGGCGGCATGGCTACAGGAGCAGATTGATAAGGTATATTTACAGATTCGTCACTGGGCAGAATATGGATGTGCTTACGGAACAGTGTTCATTAAGCCGAACGGTGAGAGCCTTGACGTATTTACACCGGCTGATGTGATGATTGTAGATTATGACAATCAGGAAATCAAAGGGATTATATTCAAGGACTCTTATACGGTTGGACGGAAATACTACACAAGGCTCGAATATCACAGGTTTATTGAGACTACCGTGGACGGTGTGACGACCTATCCGTATTATGTTTCAAACAGAGCCTATGTATCAAAATCTCCTCAGTCAATCGGTGACAAAATCGACCTTAAACAGACCAAATGGGCTGACCTTATGGCAGACACGCCACCAATTCTCAAAGCAAATGGCGAGAAGCTGGACGGACCTCTGTACGGAGTGCTGCGGACACCACAAGCGAATAATGTAGACATTAGCACACCGCTTGGGCTTCCGATATTTGCAGAAGCTATCGAAGAGCTGAAAGACCTCGATATCGCATACAGCCGAAATGCCGGAGAAATTTTCGATTCTCAGAAGATTGTTCTGGCAGATGATAGACTGCTGATGCCAAGCGGTACACCTGTATCAGCTATGTCACCACAGGGCATGGATAACAGACGAAAAGAAATGAGTTTACCACACTTTGTCAAGAATGTATTCGGACAGGACGAGAAAGAATTCTATCAAGAAATCAATCCACAACTCAACACAGATACTCGTATAAGCGGCATAAATGCCCTTTTAAGCCAGTTAGGATATAAGATTGGATTCTCTAACGGATACTTTGTTTTTAACGAATCTAGCGGCATTCAGACGGCTACAGGAGTAGAAGCAGAACAGCAGAGGACGGTGCAGTTCATTAAAGATGTTCGAGACAAACTGGAAAGTTGCCTTGATGATGTTATCTACGCACTGAACGTTTACGCTGACCTGTATGGGCTTGCACCTGTCGGAGCTTATGAAGTCAATTATGATTTTGGAGACATCCTGTATGTGCGAGAAAACGACCGTGCAAGATGGTGGCAGTATGTGACCACTGGCAAGGTTCCGGCATGGTTGTATTTCGTGAAATTTGA